CTACTTCGTCTTCTGTGAAGAAGATAGCACCTTTCATAGTCTCAACGATTGCAGTTTTAGACTCTTGATCCAAGTTGTAGAAAGCTTGTTTTCTAGATTCGCTTAACAATTTTAAGAAAGGATATTTACCTTCCAATACTGCGTTTGCGGTATTAGATTTGATATGAGTTAAGATACCATCAACTGCATTAACTAGATCGTCAACTGATGAAGTTTCAGAGATTTCAAAATCAGCACTTTCGTTTAATTTTTTAACCTCTCCCAATAGAGAACGAGTCTTAGCTGTTGCTCCAGGAATCATTTTTTCATTTAGAGTTTCAACGATATAATTAGAATACTTAATACCTTTATCTAAATTTTCACCTAGATAGTTAGAGTATTTGATAGCTGCATCAAGATTCTCAGCTAAGTAATTAGCGAATTTAATTCCATTTTCTGCATTCTCTGCAACGTATTCAGCATATTGAATAGTTTGATCAACGTTTTCAGCTAGGTAGTTAGTGTATTCAACGGTCTTTTCAACGTTTTCTGCAACATATTCAGTGTAGTTGATTGTTTCATTTACTTTTTGGCCTAAGTAATCAGAATAAGCAATGTTCTTCTGAACTTTTTCTCCTAGGTAATCGGAGTAATCAATCACGTTGTTTACTTTTTCTGCAACGTGCTCAGTGTAGCTAACGCCTTGATTCAACATTGTTGAAAGGTAGTTAGTGTATTCAACTAAGCTTTCCATTTCACCAGCTAAGTAGTTTACATACTCAACCATTTTTGAAACTACTGGAGATTCACCAGTTGAAGCGTTTTCAGAGATCTTTTGAAGACCTTTATTGTTTTTAGAGATACTCTCTTGTAAAGATGAAAATTTCTTTTTAACCAATTCTGAGTATTGGTTCATCTCTTCTTTTGTTACAAACTCATTAGCCATTTGCTGTGTATTATTTTGTTTGGGTGTTGTTTCAGGATTATTTATTTTATAGATTTTCACAGAATCTTCAAAACTGAAGTTTTCAGAAATATCCATTAATTTATTAGTAATCGCAGTAGTCTTTAGATTATCTAAAGATTCGAAAATTGCTGAGAAGCTTCCCTGTAAGCTTTCAGATACTTGAGATAAAGAAGCTTGTGAGAAACCAGGTTCAGCTACTAGATCGTAAGTGAATATTTTGTGTAGTTTAACTTTACCGTTCTGATCAACATTACCTGCTGCTCTAGACGATACTGAGGTTGTGCAACCTGATTCAACTAAGGTCTTTGCGATCTTTCCGCATGGAGTATCAAGAAGACGTAGTCTAATCTTTACGCTATTAGAACCTTCGTCGTATGTAAGGCCTTCGATTACGTGAGATACGTTAGCTAAAGAAATATCGAATTTTTGTGGATGGTCAAGTTCACCAAAGAGTCTGCGCTCTTCGATCTTCTTTTGTAGATACTGTAAGTGAGGTAAGTACTCTTGCTTTTCGTATACACGATTGTTTTCGTTTACAACTCCGAAAACTGCTGCAGTACCTTCAAGAACGATGTCGCCATTGTTCTCTTTAGTTACAGTAACGGCCTCGTTAATTCGTTCAATGATGAATACTGAATTATCCGGAACGACCGTTTGGTTTAGGTTAGCGATTTTAGTATTACTCAACGTAATTAGACTTTTTTGATTATTTATACGTGCCCCCTTTCGTATAAGGTGAGCAGTACTATCATTATTTATTAAAGTCTAGTAGCAAGTCTTTTAAAATCTGTAGCTTTTCTTCACTAATTTTTGAAAAATCCGGTTTAGTAACAATTATCTTGAATACGTAGTTACCTCTATTGCCGAATGCTGAGACCAATCCCTGATTAGGTATTCTGACCGTAATGTCATTAAGGGTATCCCGGTTAAAAGATTTTATGCGGTATTTCTTACTCAGTGGACTTTCTAACATGGTTTCTTCATTGAATAACACATCATGCAGAGTAAGTTCAATTTTTTGAATAAGGTCACTTTGATCAATTTCAAGTCCTAGCATGTCGATATTTACTCTAACTATTAGATCGCCAGTTACTAAAACTTTTCTAGCTCTGCCAAAGAAATCAGCCTCGTTTGCTTCTTGTGAAGAACCTCCGCCTCTAACTTTTAGTAAAATGCAGTACTTGCCGTTTTCAAAGGTAATGGGATAACCGGTTTCAGTAAGATTAACTGAAACTTTTATCGATTTCATTTCGTTAGAGGTAGAACCCTCAACTGTTTTTGATATTGAATATTGAACTTCAAATGAGGTTCCATTCATTAGATCCTTGATTGATGCCCATTTATCAACGGTATGCGTTAGATTCTTAAAGTCTGATCGTCTTCCACCAAATGAAAAGTCCTGAAAGCTTTCATAGAAAGTGTTATGCGAACTTCTAGGTCGACGGCTGTCATCGTAAGCTTTACGTTTGGTCTCATTACCTAAAGTTTCGTATGCTTCCGCGATCTCTTTGAACTTATCCTCTGACTCTTTACTTCCTCCATTTTTGTCAGGGTGGTGCTCGGTCACAAGCTTACGATATGCCTTTTTGATTTCATCTTGAGAGGCAGTTTCGGTAACTCCTAACGTTTCATAATAATTTTTCAATAGTTAAATCTAGTATGATATTTACAGTATAATACTAAATACATTCAACAAGTTTATCTTGTCTATAAATAAGAAAAAGTAAAACTCTCAAGTGAAATCTGTATTATTTACATATTATTCAAATCCTGTACAGGATATTTTTCTAGAGAATGTCGAATCTATCATTAGGAACAGCCAGACAGATTACGATGAAATTGTGATTTGTTCTCAAATTGAAGTTCCTGTGAAGCATGTAATTTCATTATCTAAAAAATGTAAAGTAACTAGAGTTTTTCCAAACTACACGTCTCAACAAATAAAAAAGGAAAACTCACAATCCAATCAGTACAAAATCGACCCTTTCATATTTAGTGCGCTTTCTTACATGGGCTCGATCGTTACCGTATTTGATCCGCACCTATTCATACTTAAACCGATTCCAGCATATTCTGACCGAAACCTTTTTTATCGAACTCACAATGGTTTAGTATGCCCTCATCTTTTCACACTCGTTAACACTGAGGCTATTTTCAAACTGCTATCCGCAACTATTACTGGACCGGATTTAGCTAGCGATATTGGAATCAAAAAGTTTACTTACACACTAACGAATGGAATACAGTTCAGTTCAGATTTGATCTATGACGAGTATTTAGTCTTCGATAACCCGACTCAGTCAGATCCATTAATCTTAGATCGGCTGCTTGCCCTAAATTTTAGAGAAACTTCAACCTCACAAGACGTTCACAAGCAGATGTTTGCTGTCCGAAATGCTGAGATTCCTAAAGTATCCACCCTAACTAAGATAAAAACAAAAGCCGCTGATGCTATATTTGCAGCGTTCAGGCAAGATATAAAATCAGATTCACCAGATTTAACCGAACTTAATCCAACCATTCTATTTAAGTATTTTCCAAACGGCGAAATCCAATCTACTAAGGCTCGCATTTTAGAAATAATTGAAAACTGTAGCTGTCATGAATATTGGATAGTTGGAAACATGAAGTCAAGCGATCCTCTATTTGTGGAATTTTCTAATCAAATTTCATCAATTGACTCGGATAAGATGATACGATCGTTAGATGAATTGGAAACTTCTGGAAAGACTTGGGACATTGTCTACGATTTATCTAGTTCGACCGGGCCCTTGACCAAAGGATTTGATACGGAAATTCGACACAGCTACCTTAATTCAATATCATCATTTAATAAAACGACAAAACCTCAATCAAATTCAGTCGACCTAACTGAAGCACCTGCGGTAGAAACCAAAACTTCTAATTTTCAATTTTTATCAAAAATTAAAAAATCAGAAGAACGAAAATCATTATCTCAACTACTGATTAGTTATTACTCTGATTTTACATCGAGTGGATATTACCGAGCGTTTGCAATGCAGCTCATTAAGAAATGTGACGAGTTTAAGATTAGTTTTGATATTTCTGAGCTCTCTCCTCGAGGCGGATATGCAGCAAACTGTCTCATGAAACCTGAATTCATTTTGGCTAAAATGATGACTCATAAAAGAGGCGTTATATGGATGGATTGCGATACTGATTTTAGGGAGCCGTTCAGCGAATTCAATGATCTTTTTCAAGATATTGGATTAGCTACACATAGCGGAGATATGAATGGAATACAGGCATCTCCAGTTTTTTTAAATTACACAGAGGGCGCTTTTAAAATTGTAAGGGAGTGGATAGTACACTGCAATTCTGCTTTTGAAAATGGAATTCCTGAACTAGATCATGATGCTCTAAAACACTATGTTCTTGAAAAATTAAATGGACAATATAGTGTATTCTTACTTTCCGATAACTGGCTGGATTTTGTAAATGGCAAATACATAAATAACGGCAATAGTGACATTCCTGGAAAGGAAAAAATCCACCAAGAAGTTCAGAACCTAACTCATCAGGCTAGATGGAACCTATCAAAATCTGTCAAAACAGTTGTGATCAAAATATCTGATTCTGAGCCTAATCCAATTAAGGTAGCCTATTCTGCTTTACTTAATTTCTCAAATCATAATCGATTAAAGATATACTTACCAATCCAACAGTTAACTCAATCGAGTGACGAAATTACACGTTTAAAAATTGAGTCAGGTGGCGCACTATATTATGGCCAAGCCTCTTTATCTGAAAATGAGGTTTTAATAAACATTGATGCCAATTCAAATTTACAAAAAAATTGGGATAAACTATATGCAAGTTAAAGGAATCGGACTTCCATTTCCAGCTGAATACTCATCATGTTCAAATTTATCAACCACCAAGTTTGAGTGGACAACTGCAGATTCAAATACTGTAGTCTATATAGACGATTCAATTGAACAAGGACTTCTTACTGAATCTACTGTTGGAAAATACGGATGGCTATGTGAATCTAGGCAAATTTGTGATTCAATCCATTCAAAAATATTAAATGATTTATCAAAATACAAAAAGAGCTTTCACAAAATATTTACATGCGATGAATCCCTTTTAGGTGATCCATTTTTTGTTTACTGCCCACCTGGTTCCAATTTACCGTGGACAAAGCCGGCAGAGATGAAGCTTTACGAAAAGACTAAGGTCTGTTCAATGATATGTTCGCCAAAGGCTAGAACCCAAGGCCACATGATTAGGTTACAGGTCGCAGCTCAACTACAGAATCACCTAGACCTTTTTGGAGGAGCCCATGGATCTCGAAGAATCGGCGAAGGTTCTGGGCCAACTGGCGACTGGTGGAGATCGAAATTGCCAGCCTTGAAAGAATATAAATTTTCAGTAGTTTTTGAAAATGCGGTTTATGATAAGTATTACACTGAAAAAATAACAGACTGTTTTGCTACTGGAACTGTTCCAATTTATTGGGGAACTAGGAAAGTTAGTGAAGATTTTAATCCAGAAGGAATAATCTTTTGGGATGATTTTAAGGGAGTCGACTCGTTAACCTCAGAATTATATGAATCTAAATTACCTTACATACAAGAGAATCTAGCTATAGTAAAAAGCCTTGAATCAGCGGATGACTTTCTTTTTTCAAAAATACAGGCCTTAGGTAGAAATGATGACTAGTTGTATTTTAACCATACCGTATTTTGAATCCAAGTCGAATCTTCGAAATCATGAATGTCTAATATGTTTAGAACATAATATAAATAATCCAGCAATTGATGCAATAATTTTACTGTGTGAAATTCCTCCATCGAACATAGCTATATTGAATGATCCAAAGATTGTGATAAAAATATTAAAAACTCGACCAACATATCACGAAGCTTTTACAATAGCCCAACGTTATAGAAAGCGAAAAATTAATAGAGTTTCTAACTGCTTAATAATCGTCGCAAATAGTGATATCATTTTCGATGAAGCTGTTATTTCTAAGGCATTTTCTAGAATTGGAAAGAATATTGCAATCGCTTTATCTAGATGGAATTTAACTCTTACTTCAGGCCTCACGCTTGATGCAGAATTGCATGATTGCGGCGATAGTCAAGACTCTTGGTTTTTTCTTAATCGAATAAAACGCGGAAACTTTAAGTTTGAGATTGGGATTCCCGGCTGTGATAACCGACTTGCTCATGAGTTATCCGTTAGCAAATACCGTGTCATAAATCCAGCAAAGAGCCTCATTACCAAACATTTACACCTGACCGATTTTAGAACCTATTCGGATTCAACTGTCCGAATTGAACCTCCGTATAAATTTATTAACCTAACTGAATAGTATGAAACTTGACCTACATAAAGTTACCGCGATCTGCATAGACGGCCGTCAAATGGATTCGAGTGTTATAGACAAATATCGAATCATCATAAACTACATGATGTCGACTATTGATTTTTACGAAATTAAGTTTTTCGGAACGGTCGACCCAGAAATTCCAGGACTAAATTTCACTAAAATTGATCAAATGAGCATTGAAGGATACTCTAAATTTTGCATATTTGATTTAGTAAAATTTGTAGATTCTGAATTCTGTCTCATTTTTCAGGACGATGGATTCGTTGTAAATCCTGAACTTTGGGATGATGATTTTTACAATTACGATTGGATAGGTTCTCCATGGCCACTTTACATGGGCTGGCCAACGATTGGCCATCAAGTAGGAAATGGCGGATTTTCTTTAAGAAGCAAAAGATTATTGGAATTAACTTCAACTTTTACAGATTGGGCCGGCAGCAATGAAGACACCTTCATCGTAAGTTCAAAAAAATCAGTGCTCGAATCAAATGGTCTTAAGATTGCACCAGTCGATGTTGCGACCAGATTCTCTGTCGAAAATGAAATGACTTCTGACCATGGACTCCACACAGTTTTTGGATTCCATGCAAAAAATAAAATGGACTCAGCCCTCGAAAAAATTAAACAAAAATTATGATAAAGACTTTAGCTTACTATCCAATTCATTATGGTGCAGAATATTTGGATGCTTCAATAAAATCAATTAACGATCACGTTGATAAAATTGTAATTCTATACACTCCCAAGCCAAGTTATGGCCATGGAACCCAATTGGTTTGCCCAGAGACCGAGTCAGAAATTCGTGAGATTGCACAAGCTGCCTCAACTAAAGTCCATTGGATCAACACCGACGGCTTAGGTAATGAAGGCCAACATCGAGGTTTGGCTTGGAACTTTGCTCCAGGGTATGATGTTATGCTAGCTGTCGATGCAGATGAAGTTTGGGAACCTTCCTCTTTGGAAAAATGCATTAAAGAAACGTATGAAGGTACGTCTTGGAGAAGAAATATAAATGGTTTTGTCAACTTTTGGAAATCTTTTGATTGGGCATGCTATGATGGATTTCAACCAGCAAGGCTCTTTAATATACACCGAAATAACAGAGAAGAGCAAACGCTTGATGGAACAATCTATCACTTCGGATACGCACAGTCAAAAAAGATAATGGATTACAAGTTCGAAATTCACGGACATAAGGACGAACTTAAACCAAACTGGCTGAACAACACATATTATGCATGGCAGCCTGGTAATAAGGACCTTCACCCAACTTGCACTGTCTGGGGAGAAGCAGCTGCTTTTGATAAACAGACATTACCTGAAGTCTTGAAAAATCACCCAAATTTTAATAAGCAAATAATATCATGAGAAAAATACTAGTAGGAATCCCAGTAATATATTGCGATGAATGTGTGAAGCTTTGCCTTGAATCATTATCGAGTCAGGAAGCAGACCTAATTATTGTAGACAATGATTCAACTCCAGAAATTAAAAAAATGATCAAAGATTTACCTAAAATAGTAAATCCAAAAAATGTATATGTTAATCCAGCGTGGAATCAGTTGATGAAATACTTTTTAGAAACAGATCACGATTACTTAATAATTTTGAACTCTGACATGATTTTAGAAAATGAAGCGATCGATAAAATTAGAAATATTGACATAGACTCTGAAAAAACTATTATTTTACCAAATGTATCAGATCATCATATTTCAGAAGGCCGTCTCACAATAGAATGGGGCTTTCCGGGAATCATGATAGTTTTGACTAGGAAAATGGTAGAGATGGTATACCCGATCCCAGACACATTAAAGCTCTGGTTTGGAGATGACTGGATATTTAAAAGACTTAAAAATAACGGATATCAATTACAAATTCACTATGAAATAAAGGCAAAACACTCAGGCAGCCGAAGCATAAGCTCGCTAACCGAGGCTGAGTCTCTTATTGAGTGTGATAAAGTAAATTGGCAAAACGAAAAAAAAAATCTATAAACAAATGAACAAAATGAAATTTATGAGGTTTGATGTAATCAACTTCTTAATACAAAAGTTTAACTATGAAACTTATTTAGAAATAGGTTTGCAATATGGTGTTGCTTGGGAAAAAATAAATTGTCAACACAAGGTCGGAGTTGAACCAATCCACCCGCATGAAGATCCTAGAATCAAAAAAATGTACAGTGACGAATTTTTTAATCAAAACTCAGAAAAGTTTGACATAATTTTTATTGATGGCGACCATAATTACGGCCAAGTAATAAAGGACATTAGAAATGCTAAAGCCTGTTTGAACCCAGGCGGTTCAATCGTTCTTCACGATTGTCGACCACTTGATGAAAATCATGGAACAAATCCATTTTTAAATGGAACGGTTTGGAAAGCAGTTTGCGAAATTAGATCTGAATCAGGTTGGAGCGTTTGTACACTAGACGATGATCACGGAGTTGGTGTACTCAGAGAAGGAGATATGACCCCGATTCAAGTCGGTCCAGAAATATCATACTCTGTCTTTGATGGCCTAAAGTTAGAAATTTTAAATCTTAAAAGCGAAGATGAATTTAAAAATTTTTTTTAAATCATGTACACCCAACTAGACGAAGAACATTACATACTTAACTCATACGAGCAGTTAGTTAACGGATCTGTCGAATTAACCGGGAACATATTAGACATTGGCAGCAATGACGGAGAAACCATATCTAACACTAGAGCGTTATTGCTGAAATATCCTCATTTGATATGCTATTTTGTTGAGCCTAATCCACACGCATTCAAAAAACTAGAGTCAATGTATTCTAAGTCCCATCATAAGCTATTCAACTATGCAATCGGAGAAGTTAACGGATCTGCTACTTTATACTGTAATTCACATCACCTGTCTGAAAAAGATACTGGCCTACTTTCAACCATTATAGAATCTGAACTTGACAGATGGGGAGAGAATGAAACTTGGCAACAAATTAAAGTGGACGTTTTAAAATATCCATTTTCACAAATTGATTTTGATTTTATTTCAATAGATACTGAGGGCATGGACGAAAAAATTCTAAAACAAATCAATTTGACCAAGACTAAAATTTTATGTATCGAATGGAATTCAATAGCTGAAGTCAAGTCTACGATTGCTGAGTATTGCAGCCAATTTGGATTAAAACTAATTCATGAAAATAGTATAAACCTCATTTTCGCAAGATGAAAACCGGGGTAGTTATATGTTCATGAAAATTTTATCAGATCAATCAAACCTAAAAATAATTATAATAACTAAATGAAAACTTTATTGGAAATATACGATCCAACCACTAGCGACAAAGGAACCAATCATAGCTATATCGAACATGTATATGAGGATCTTTTTAAAAAATACAGAGAGGCTGCTAAATCTATTCTAGAAATAGGCACCTATGAGGGCGGCTCGCTATTCATGTGGAAAGAATATTTCACAAATGCCAAAATATATGGAATAGAAACGTTCAAGAGAGTAGACATTGAAGATGATAGAATAACACAAATCATTGCCGATGCTTATTCTCAAACTACTGCAGACCTATTTCATGACAATTTCGACATAATAATAGACGATGGCCCTCATTCTGGTGAAAGTCAACAGTTGTGCATTGAATTATATTTATCGAAGGTCAAACCTGGAGGAATACTTGTGATTGAAGACATTTCTAGTACTGAAGTATTAAATGGATTAATATCGACACTCCCAGCTGGCTTAGAATTTGAAGTGTTTGATTTGAGACATCTTAAGGGCAGATGGGACGATTTAGTTTTAGTTATTAAAAAATAATTACGTGAATGAAACTTGCAGTAGGTTACGTTGTATTTGATGGGCTTGAAACTCTAGAAGCCTCAATTCGTTCAATTAGAGAATGCGTCGATATCGTGATTGTCTCTTACCAGACCGTGTCATGGGGAGGTACTCAGTGTTCGCCATTACTACTTCCCACATTAGAGAGGCTCAAGGAGAGCGGGCTTATTGACGTAATAATGGAATTCACAAAATTTGCCCCGTCATCCCTGACTAAACCGGACGATGTGATTCGAGCTAAGAAGTATGAATGTGATAAGCGGCAAACCTGTTTGGAAAAAGCTCTTGAGCTTGGAGCGACCCATTATACTTCAATGGACGCGGATGAGTTCTACATAAAGGAGCAATTCGAAGAGGCAAAACGCCAAATCATCCAAGACAAGTTACAGGCAACCGCAGTCCGCTACATAAATTATTTGACACCCACTCTGCATCAAGGCTATTCTAGATTCAAGGTACCGTTCATCTACGAGATTGGCTCAAAGAGTCGCCATCATTCAGTACAGTTCATGTTCTCTGACGTCGATCCAACTCGTGGAATCACCGATGATTCCTATACTCGATCCAGAGTTTTTGAGCGTGATCTAATAACGATGCACCACATGGAAATGGTTAGGGAAGACCTGCTTGGCAAGTACCAAGCCTCAAGTCGTTATTTCAAGAAAAGGGAAGACTTGCCGACTCTTGCTGAGGATATTACTCATGCAAAGAAAACTGGCGAGCTCAGGTTCAGAGCAATCCATTTCGGGGATTCGCTAAGCGGTTTAAACAAGGATTTAGTATTAACTGAATGTGAAGATCTTTTCGATTTACATTCCTACAGTTACGGTACCAGATAATAATTTAGGCAACATTGAAGTAACATACGCGGAGTTTGCTCCTGGTGTGCTTGGCATTTTAGCATCGATCGCCGATGCAAGAGTCACTAACACTTCAAATAGAGTATTTCCCATCACCGCATGTTCAGCCTTTGCATTCGCGCCGATATTCGTTAATTGGCCGTTGACATTTACCGTTTGACCTTCAAGGGTTATCACATTGGACGTGACATTTACCTGTGAAGAGCTTTGTACGTTTATGACGTTTCCATCAAACTCCATTGAGGATAGGCCGTCCTTATGATAAATTTCAATCTTTGAATTTTGATCAATCGTTAGGTACGAGTCCTTCATTTCAAAGGTTAGGCCTCGACCCTTTGTGAAGTATATTTTGATATGTTCATCTCCATCGAATAGAATATAGTGAGCACCCTCGTACTCGTAATCGGTACTTGCCTGTAAGGCTTCTTTGATATCGTCTCCAATCTCTTGAATTTGACCGTATTCTGGAGAATACAGGTTACCGTTATTAAATATTACTTCAACGATTGACCCCTTTTTTGGAATCGAAATTGATCCAGCCTTTGCATACTGTCCAAAGAAAGTCGGCTTTTTCATTTGTATTGCCCATGGAATATCTTCAACTGCTAAATTATCAAATATGCTGAAAACTCTGACTCTACAACGGCCTTCTCTTAACGGATCTTTCACGTCAACTACCTCTCCCAAGTACTTGGTAACGATTAATTCAGCGCCACTCTGTTCTTTTACAATTTCGTTATTTGAAGTTATCATATATTAATTATGGGTAAACGTCTCCAAGTTCGCCGTCTCTAATTATTTTATTTCTATCGATTCCAGGATAAACGTCATCATTGACTCCTTGACCTCCAACCGGTCCAACTGGCGATCTACGGCCAAAGACTTCATTTGTTCCAAGAACTTCATTACTTCTATTATACACATTTTGTGATAACGCGGTTTCAAGTCTAGTTTGCAATTGATTAGTTATATCTCCAATGAGTCTTGCTGGTAGCCTTGCTGCACTAGATAAGAATCTTTGAGCTCTTCCTTCGAGTGAACTTGCGAGCCCTGAAAAAATACCTAGTGAATGATAATCCGAATCAGTTGATTGCTCGAATTCTTCCAGTACCCAGCCTGCTTTTATCTTGAATGACGTGCTGAAAGGCTTGTCCTCAATATATGCCTTGATTTCACTACCACTTGTTGGGCCGCCCAATGTTTCCGAAAAATCAAATTCACATCTTTGTAATCGGTACTTTATCTGGTGTAGACCGCTTGCTAAATTAGAAGATCGATCGTTAATGTCTCTGATCTCAAATAGCGTAATCGTCATGTCAAAAGTTCTTAAATTATCAGGTAGAGTGTAACACAGTCTATCTGAATCGTAAATTGCTCTACGGTAGAATTCTGCGAATTTAAGTAAAGGTTGCTCTATTGAATCTAAGCAGTTGATTGTAATTTCCGCTTTCTTATCGCCCTCCTTCACTCTCATTGCTGCCTTCCATAATTGATCAACTCCTTGAATTGATTGAAAGTACCATGGAGACTCTGGGAGTTTTCTTAAAGTCGAAATAGCTGAAGTCAAAAATCCGGAGTTTCGCTTTGTCCAAGGCGAGCCATATTCCAATAACCAGTCTTGAGCAGACCATTCAACATTGACGTACTTAGAGTCTATCTTAGTAGAGGCTTCGTCTCTTGCTGGCTTGAATAAATTGTCCCAATATAAATCATCTCCAGTTGTTGATTGAGTAGTAGGAATCCAAGAAGACTTAGTATCAGCTTGATTCGGAAAGAAGTCAAGATCAAATGTCAAAAATACTGGATCCTGTACATCATTCAGTGCACTCTTTACAAATTGTTTATACCGCTTAGGTCCGTTTATTAGTTGAGCCATTAGTATTAAATTTTATTTTCCATTTTAGGTTCAGGTAACCAACTACGACGACTTAATATCATCACAGTTGAAAACCTTTGGCGTGATTCAGCCGAAGCATTATAGTGATACGAAATACTTTTAACGTAGTAAGCACCGCTTAAGTACTCATCTTTAACTTGAGCAGACGCAGTATCTCTTCCAGTCTTTTCTCGGTCCTGCTGACTATCTTGAACGGTTAACTCGTCTTTTACTGAATCATCACTTGATTTTTTTAGTCGATCTCCGTATATGTCTACTGCAAGCCTAGCCCCTCTGCTGATATTATGATTAATTCCGTCAAGCTTAACTCTCAATAGGTTTTTTTCAGTTTCTTCTCGGTTATGATGATTCACTAACTTAGCATATTTATAACTTATGTGAGCGTTTCCATAATCGGTTCCCATCCATTTAACAATCTCATTACCATCATCTGTGTAATCTGTAAGATCTGGAGTTTGGTGAACCTGTTCTGCGTCTGGTGATACAGTGGAAAGAGGTTCAACGAACCAGTTCTTTAACGCATCTTCTTCCCCGTGTTGATACATCTGTAATCTTTTTCTAAAACCTGACCTTTGTAAAATGCTTCCATTTTCACTTACCATTGAATATTCAACGATCGTAAAATCTGAGCCGGCTCCAAGGTTTGAGCCGTTTGTTAATATTATTGGAACTTGTTCGTCAATGCTAAGGCTATCAGCGGCGTCTTTTGCCAAGCTTAAATCAAGATATTCAGTTGAGGTTGCCGAATATCCCATTGGAATATCTTTATCGCTATCGAAAGGTTTAAATTGATTTTCGACATTTACTAAACACAGCGTATAATATCGATCAATGAAACACTCAAAAAAGGTATCTTTATTTTTAAATGCATGATCCGATATCATCTTAATGAATGCTTTATAATTTAAGTTTGGATTAATCCAGGTCATTTTATCATCGAAGGTTTCCTCATTGGATGCATATCCGATTTCAAGCTCCCTAGCTATTTTTTGTAGAGCTTCCTGTGATGTCATGTTAGGATAAGACTTTATGAAATTCCCATTAAGCTTAGGAATGTAAAGTTCTCCATAAAAATCGTATCTCGTTATTGATGGCCCCATTGGAATTGACTGAATGTCTGTTATTAAAAAGGTTTGGCAAAGTTCATTCAATTTTAAATGGCTCTTCGCAATATACACAGTCAACAGTGGATTCTTTTTAGGAAAGGTAACTGACGTAAATGTTCCAACCGAATCAAAAATACTCACATGTATTTTTGGAATCAATTCATCGTAATAGATTGAAGTTGATATAATATCAGTTGAAGCAATTCTAGCATTTCCTATTTTAATTAACGGAGATCTCTTTCCGAGTTGAGATTGGTAGCCGGTGCGGTCAGGAGTTCTTTGAGCCTCACCGGTTGGGTCCTCAAAATCAAGTATATCAAGACTCGGTGGAGTCAATTTAGGATCAATCTTGGTCAGAATTATACTCTCTAATCCCATTATCCTGTGATTTTATTTTTTAATAGTGTAGAAAGAAGCTTGGTTCGTGAGATTGGATCTGGACAGTCTTCCTTCTTGATAGACGTAACTCCTGAGCCGAACACAACCTTTCCATTTTTTATAGTGACTGACGTATCCTTAGCCGCTGTGGTTGGAGCAACAGCAGTTCCGTACTTAGTCGTTAAGTAGTCAAGGCGATTTTGATCTTGTTTAGTAGCCGGTCTAATGAATTGAGGCTTCTTTTTCTTTCTAGTAGAAGTCGTCCAATTATTATCTGATCCGTTTAATTTGTCAGGATTAGTCAGCATTGCTGAAAGTACCGAACCGTCTGGTAGTTTAATGATATCGTTAACGTCTATTGCGAAAGGATTTGAAATTCCGTTGTACTTTAACAGAATA